CTGTGCGCTCCAGGCGAACGGCCACCGCTGTGGGTTGCTGGGCGCTCAATGGGCGGGCACGGTTGGTATGCACTGCACCGCTGGCCACCGCCGGTGCGGCCAGCAGCGCGGCCACAAGGGCTTGCTGTATGGCGTGCTGGGCGGTGTCGCTCATGCTGCGGCCTCAAGGTAGAGGCGGCTGATGCCTGTGCCATCGGGCTGGTGCTCGGCCACCAGGTAGCTTTTGCCTGCCACGGCCACGGCCAGGCCAACGGGGTCGGCGGGTACTTGGGCGGTGGGCAGGGTGAACGCTGGCTGGGTGCTGGCCACGCCCAGCATGCCCGCTGCGCCCAGGGCGTAGCCGTTGTCGTAAACGCCCACCACCGCAGTACCGCCCAGGGTGGCGGGCACCCCGAAGTCAGCGAAAAAGGCGGTGAGGTCTTCAACAAACATGGCTTGGGCCTGGTGTGGGTGCGGGTGCTGTGGTGCCTGGGCCTGTTGGCTTACGCGGTGAGGGCGTCCACCATGGTGGCGAACGATTCGACGTTGCGCACTTGAACGTCCACGTCTTGCAGGGCAACGATGCGCACGCCACCTGTGGTGCTGTTGGCGTAGGGGTCGCGGATGAGGTCTGTGGTGCCCCACATGCCGATCATCAGGTCGGCGAAGTTGCCGAACAGGATGGCAGAGCACACAGCGCCGGAGCTGCCTTTGACCAAATTGGACGGCACGGCGTTGGTGATGGCGGCTTGGTAGCCGTTGATGGGCGTGCTGCCGTTGTCCCAAATGGGCATGCCGTTGGTGCTGGCGAACTTTTGGGTGGACTTGAGTTTGCCGCGCACTTTGGCGTTGCTGAGGTAGACCATGTTGTCAACGCTGGCGTTGGACACGGCGACGGCTGTTTCCAGGTCGATCATGTGCTGCCAGGTGGGGGCCAGGCCGTTGGTGCCACCAATGACGGAAGGGGTGATGCGCGTCAGCAAGCCGCTGGGCTGGTTGCTGGCACCTGTGCCCGCGATGGCGGCGAGTTGGATGCCCAGGCCCAGATTGACGGCCAGGTCGTTCAGCACGAAGTTTTCCACATCGAGGCTGGTTTGGTTCATCAGCGTGCGGCCGATGTCGGTAAAGCCGCCTGCCGTTTTGGGCGACATGGTGACTTGGCCGATGGTCTGCTGGCTTTCGGTGGGCGCGGTGTTTTTAGCTACCCAGTAGATGGTGGAATCGCCCGTTTGCTTGGGGATGGCGACGTTGCCCACCAGGCCGGTGAGCATGCGCACGCCCAGGCGATCAAGCACCATGGCATTGCGCAGGCGCTCGATGAAGCTGCCCATGAGCAGGTCGGTGGCAACCAGGTTGCCGCCTGCGGTGGGCGTGCCCACCACAAGGTCGCGCTTTTGCACGTCAATGGGCAGGAAGAAGCCTTGTGCGCTGCGGCCCATTTTTTGGGCGACGGCATCGGAGCAGGCGCGTTCAAACGAGGCGTCATTGGGCTGGCCTGGGTTGGCCAGGGCGCGGGCGACCTTCAAAACGCTGAAGCGCTCGGCTTCTTTTTTGGTCAGGCCGATGTCTGCTGTGGGCATGGGCTTGCTGGCCAGGGCGCGCATGGCCTCGGCTTGGAACTGCTCGACAGTGTGACCGGCTTGCAGGGATTTCATGGCCAGTTCGGCACCGCCGGGGATGGTGGCGGCGATTTTGGCGATTTCGGCGGCGTGGTTGCGGGTTTCGACCACTTGCACGGCGGGTGCTGCGGGGGCAGCTTGGGTGTTAGCTTCGGACATGGTGCGGGCTTTCGGGGTGGGTTCTTGGGGGGTGGTTTGGGCTGCGGTGGGCAGGCTGCGGCCTATGCCCACGGAGGCGTCAGCGGGTACGCTGACCAGGGACACTTCGAAGGGCTCCCAGTCGGTGACGCGGTAGGTTTCCAGCCCGTCGCGTGTCTCGACCAGTACGGCCTTGTGGATGAGGTAGCCGACGGACACGTTGCGGCGGATGCCGTCTTTAACGTCCGTCCACACCTCTTCTGCGCGGGCGCTTTTCCCAAAACGCACCACGGCGCGGGCTACACGGTCCGCACCGATTTCTACAGATTCGACAACGCCCACGACGTCTTTGGTGTCGTGGTCGCACAACAGGTTGGCACCGCTGCGCAGGCGGCCTTGGCGCATGGCGGGGGCGGTGCATTCCAGAATTTCAATGCCCCAGTAGCGCTCATAGGGCGCTTCGCTGGCGAAGGCCAGGGAGGCGGTGCGGGCTTCTTCGTTGATGGCCGCGCGCTCGAACACCAGGCCGCGCTCGGCTTTGCCTTGGTTGATGTGGCGGGCCAGCGTGGCGGGGATGTGGTCGGTGGGCATGGCGTGATTGGGCTTTTGGTGGGGTGACATGCGTAAGGCGTGGCGCGTCACTTAGGCTGCGGTGCGGCTGCCCCGGCGGGCACGGCACCGGGGGTGCCTTCGTAGGCTGTGAGGCTGACGCCGTACTTGGCGGCCAGCTCGTTGGCTTGTTTGATGGCGCGCAGGGTGTCTTCAAAGTCGTAGCCCATGGCGGCGCTGAGGTCTTGCGGGGCCATGAGGCCTGCGCGCACGCTCAAAATTTTGGCTTCCATGTCGCTCTTGGGGTCTACCCATTCCCAGCGGCGGGGCTGCCATTCGTGGGCGCGAAACTTGGCCAGCTTGCTGGCGGGCAGCGCGCTGCCGTTGGGCATGGTGATGGCACCGGCCAACAGGCTCCACTGCAGCCAGGCCATGTACACGGGTTCTAAAAATGCGTCGATGAACCATTGCTGGTCGGCCATCCAGCGGTCGCGCTCTTCGAGGGTGCCGCTGCGGATGCTGCTGAAGCTGACGCCTTCCAGGTCGTTTGCCAGGCTGTGGTACGCCACGCGCCAGCCTGTGGCAATGCGTTGCAGCACGGTTTTGGCAAAGGGGCCAAACACTTCGTTGGGGTACTTGCTTTCGTGAGGGGTGAAGCTGTAGCCAACGGGCAAGGTGTCATACGTGCCGGGCTGGCTGGCCACGATGGCTTGGCCGGTTTCGGCATCAATGCCGCCAATGGGGGGGCCTGAGCCGGCCGATTCGGTTTGCTCGAAAAACCCGTAGTGGTTGGCCCCGTGCTCGGCTGCCAGCAGGGCAGACAGCATGAACCCGCCCAGGTGGTGGAGGCTGAGCATGCCGGGGGCCATCCAGGGGATGCCGCGCACTTGTTCGGCGCGTTCAAGCTTGAATTTGTGCAGCACTTCGCCCGCTTCAACCCGGATGCGGCGGCGGCTGGTGCGGGTGCCGTCGTGGGGATGGGCCTCGAACAGGTGCAGGGCAACGGGGCGGCGGTAGCTGTTGATCTCTACGCCCATGATGACGGTGTTGCCGTTGTGCAGGCCGTTGAAGTCGGTGTCAATGCGGTCTACGTCGATGACTTGCAGGGCAAAGCCAAAGCGGTTGCCTGCATCGGGGCCGCGCACCATGCGCACCAAAAATTCACCGTCTGAGGGCAGGCTGCCCACCAGGGTTTCGCACAGGTCGCGGAAGCTGAGGCTGCCGGTGACGTCGCAGGCTTTGCCCCACTCTTCCCATGCGGATTCGATGGCGTCGTTGGCCACGTCGTCGGGGGTGGTGCGGTCTTGAACTTTTGCTTGCAGGCGGATGCCGCCGGGGCCGATGAGATTGTTTTCGACCATGCCGCAGAATTTGCGGGCGTAGTCGTTGTTGTTGCGCAGTTGGCGGCCTCGCTTGCGCAGGCTGTTGAGGTCGGCGCGAAGCTCTTCATTGATGCTGGTTTCGGTGGCGAACCAGTCGGCGGCGAGGCGGTCGATGCGGGCACCCTCGAACCGGCGCAACTGGCCGCCACGGGCTGGGGTGGTGCCAAACATGCGCTGCAAGGCGCGGCGGATGAATCCGGGCTTGCCGCCCTGGCGGGGGGTGCTCATGGGCCAAACCTCACATGGATGCGGCCACTCAGGCCAATGCCTGCGGCGCGTTCCTCTTCGCGCACGTCGCGGCGGTAGCGGTCGCGCAGGGTCAGCAGTTCCGGCAGGGGGATGTATTTCATTTGCCGCCCGGCTATTTCGTATTCGGCGGTGGCGCTGCTGGCCCGGCCTTCCAGGGTGGATTCGATGGCGGCCAGGGTTCGGCGGGCGTGGCTGCGGGTGTCAATGGCTGCGCCAAAGGCGGGCTGAATGGTCATGCGCCCGGCGGCCACGGTGAACACGTCGCCAGCGCGGGTAACGGCGGCGCGGTAGTCGTAATTGCCAGCGGGCCAGGCGGCGGTGGTGGCTGCGGGCACGCTGACTTGGTGGCTGTCGCCATCAGCGGTGGTGGGCAGCACCAGGCGGGTGGCGGCGTTGACCAGCGTGTAACTCAGCACCCAGCCATCAGAGGCGGGGTAGCTGGGCAGGCTTTTGAGCCAGCGGGCGGTGTCGCCAGCGATGAGGCTGGTGGGTTCGGTGGTGGGTGTGGCGGGCATAGGCGGGCGTTTGGTGCCCGACTATCTGGCGCGGTGGGTGACATGCGTAAGGCGTGGCGCGTCACCACGCGCCCGCGCTTACCCTTTGACGATGCGGATGAGGTGCCGCTGGCTGAGGCCGTAGCGGCGTTCCAGCAGGGCAAGGCGCTCGCCGCGCAGGTAGTCGCGCCTGATTTGCTCGTTTCGCCCGCTGAGGCCTTCGCCTGCGCGGCGGGCGATGAATGGGCGGTCGCCGCCCCAGCGTTCGCGCACGGCTTGGGCGGCCTGGGCGGCGTGGTCGGGCGTCATGCCGGGCACCATGCGGGCGACCAGGGCAAGCAAGTCATCCACAAAGTCATCAACTGTGTGGGGTTGGGGCATGGCCAAGCCGGGGCCGGTGGTGCTTTGGCCGGTGAACAGGGTGCGGGTGGGGGCTGCGGTGCTGGTGGCGCGTGGGGC